AGATAGGCCGAACAGTATGTCGTCGGTCTTGTGCTTCTTAGCAGCCTTGGCAAATGCTTTAGATGCCGCTGCCTTGCCAATCCTTCTTGGGTAGTGCGTCCAAAACTCTGCGAAGGCTTCATCAGCGACACTGGGCAAAACTGACAAGGACACGCCAGTGTCCGTTTGCTGTGTCTGTATTGCTTCTGGTATTTCATCTAGTATTAAACCTGTATTAGGTTTGTCCCGATGCTGTCCCGATGCTGTCCCGATGCTGTCCCGCCTTTTAGGATTAGCTGTCCCGCTGCCGTTAGGCGTGTTCTGATATTCGTCATATTTGCATACGGTTATGACGTTTATGCCTGTCCCGCTTTCTGTCCCGATCATGTCCCGATTTTCGAGGCGTTTCAGAAACCTATCAACTCTGGATTTTGACCAATTCCAAGCCACGCACATGAACCTTACAGACGTTGCAAGCTGCCCACGGGTCAGGTCCACGACAACATTGCCGATACGCTTCTCACGGGGCTTGTATGACGCCTCCATGATGATCCACATGAACGCCTCCCGCTCCGTAAACGGCTCAGGCTTAAACGCTGTGTCGCTCCATATGCGTCGGGATATGTTGACGGTCCCGCTCATTCTGTTCGCCCAAATTCGCCGTGATATTTATCAGAGGCGCGGCAATAGGCTTCATGGGCTTCCTCTGGCGACAGAAAGCACCCGAGACTCTTGCGCTTGCCGTTTGTTTTAATTTGCGCCCTCCACTTGCCAAGGCCTTTTTGAAAGAAAACACCCTTAAATCCGCTTGTGTTAAGGCTATTTTTGCGACTGTTCTGGCTGTTCTGCGATGGAGTTGAAACCCTCAAATTCTCGCGCCGGTTGTTGAGGCCGTCTCTATCAATGTGGTCAATTTCCAAGCCGTGTGGCTCGCCCATAATTAGTCGGTGCAGATAAAATTTGCACCTTTTATGGCCGATGCGAACGGCGCGAGCATATACAACATTATTTGATACGTGGCAGTGCCAGTTGTAACCCTGGACCAATGGCACATCGGCAGCGTCTATAATTGCCTCATGGCCCTGAGTAAGCGTTACATAAGCAACGTCACCGCATACGCGTATAGGTCTAACTTGTCTTGGCATTTTTCGCCCCTTAATTTGGGCCTAGTCTTGCGGCGGGATTCTATCCGTGCTATCAAGATTAGGCGATGTCAACACTCGCAGACTAGCATCCATCGCTGGAAACATCAAGGCTCGCTGGTAAAACGGCGAGCCTTTTTGCTTTACGACACTTGGCCTCGGAATTGTACTGGCTCACAAAAACCGTCGCGGATTAGGCGGCACCACACCTCCGCCTCCTCAATATCGCAGAGAATGACGTGCTGGCCCGTCCAGCCCTTGACGAACTTCTTTTGATACGGCGTTAGGGGTGCCTTAGGACCGTTCTTAACTTCAACGATGTAGTTGCGGCCCCGATAGCCAGCGATGCAGTCCCCTGGCGTGTCTGTTGGCTCCACGTTGAAGCCATACGCCCGCAGGATTGCAAATATCTCTGGCTCGTTTTCGTCGCGTCGCGCTTTCTGGGGTGCTTTCCATTTAGCCATTACTTGCCCGCCTTTTCTTTAGCTTCAAGCGCTTCAATCAACTGCCGCTGCACAGACGCCATAGGGTCGTTAGTTTCCTCATAGCGTGCCAGCGTTCGGCGGTAAATTGTGAGCTTTTGGTTTGTTGTCAGCTTCATGGCTTGGCCTTTAGGGCTGTAACTACCTTTTCCAGTACGGCAATTTCAGATTCCAACCTGCGCTTTTGTGAGCCGATAGTTTTTCTTGCATGATTGCGCTGCTTTATTACCTGTTCAACCCTAGCCTCAAGCTCCGCAATCCGTGCTTGGGATGCCTCAACGTCAGGTAGGGCGCGCGTTATATCTCTCGCGACTGCCTGGCGCTTTGACGCACTTCCAATTGAAAACGGCAACTGTTCAAAAATCCTGTTAATAATGGTCATTTCTTCACCTTGTACGTTGCAATAAACGCCTTGATCTTTTCGCGCATTTCGTGGCGCAACTGCCGACCGCCTTCAAGCTGGCCGATCAGGTTGGCATCGCCCACGGCGTGTTTGCCAAACATTGTTTTCGCCATGCCGGTGCGCGCGCGAAACTTTGCAATCTGGTCTAGGGCTTTTTGTTCTGTTGGCTGGATGGTTTGCATGTGGTCGTCCTTTGTTGTGTTAATCATGTGCCTACCTTCGGACATTGCCGCTAGATTGTCAACGTGATAATTCTGCATTGTCCGAAAATAACGCTTGCCATGTCAGATTGCTGGACGTATGGTAAGGCATAAGCAACCAAGGAGACGACCATGACAATCGAACTTAAAGACCTGCCCGCCGCGCTTGTGGATATCCACACCAAGCTGGTTGATAAGCTGGGCGGACAGCCGCTTTTGGCTCCATACATAATGTTAAACCAGTCTGGGAAGTGGGCAATGTCTATCTATCCAATAGGCTCTGGCGGTGCAATCGCCAGACTTAGCAGCGACAATCCCACCGACACAATCAAACAAGCCTTAGACTTCATCGCCAACATGGTCAGCAAAAAAGAACAGCGCGTGATTAACTGGCAGAAAGACGTTGCGAAGGTCATTGACGAGGGCCACGACCTCAACTTGCCCGACAACGTTATGGCCCCGCTGCGTGCCTCATCCCAAGCAATGACCGAAAACCTGTTGACGGTGGCGAAATGACCGAAGCAGAACAAGACGCAGCCGACGACGCGCAACGCATCCAATGGGCCAACGCAGACGAGGCCGCACGCAAGGCCGCATACGACGCGCACTATCCCGACTTTGACGAACACGCGGCGGGAATGTGTGACCCACGGCACAGCCTGAGCAAATGGCACGACGGCGTTGTCGTTATCCCCGCAGCAAACAAAGGATAAAACCATGACCCTACCACATTACAACATGCCGCCCTTGACGCCACACAAGGAACTAGATGACTTGTTGGCCCGCGTTCGCAACGCCCCACCAATGACTGACGAAGAACTTGCAGCGCAAAGACGTAGTTTCGCGTATGGCAATGCGTCATTTGAAAACCCTGACATCACAAGGGCAATGGTATATCGAGAGGACGCAAAGCCAACGCCAACAATCCCGCAGATGGAAGACAGGCACGAGCGCCATGTGTTTACAGACAAGACCGAGCGCGTGGTCAATCAAGTCCTAGCGTTTGCCTTGACCGTCTTGGCCGTCGTGTTTGTAGGCGGTCTGATGTACAAGACGTTTGTGTGGGGGTATTGATATGACCGACGAAAACACAGTATTTGACGCCGCGTTTGAATATCAGATGAACGGCATGTCAGAAGAAAACGCGCGAGTTGCAGCAAGTAAGGACGAAACAAAAGATGCACGGATTGCGGAGCTTGAGAACGCGCTTGCCGCTGCCTCCGAAACAATTGCAGCAATGCGGGAACCCCCTGACGTGTCGCAATGGTAAACGACCCCCAAGAGGGTGTGCCGCCTGACAAATGGATGTCACACGACGGCATCATCTGGATTGGGGCCATGCCCGACGAATACCTGCTCAACGCGTATAAGACTTGCGCCCGGCACAACAACCCAAAGCAAGCCGACTTGATGCAACACATCAAACGCCGCAACCTAGATTGGAGAATTACAAAATGAAAAACCTACTTACAACAATTGCAGTTTGCGCATTTATGATGCCACTGCCAGCGCAAGCACAAGCAAGCGAAATCTGCCCGACGATTGGCAGTCTTGCCGAAAGCATTATGACTGCGCGACAACGGGGCGTGCCAATCTCCCAAGCATATGGGCTGGCGAACGGCAACGAACTTGCGATGGGAATGATTCAACAGGCTTGGGAAAAAACACGCTGGCACAGTGACGGCGCGCAACTTCGCGAGGTTCAGGACTTCAAAGAGCAGTGGGAGGTTGCCTGCTATCAGGCGCAAGGTGTTGGCGTATGAACACGCGCACAGACATCCTTGAAGACGCTAGCAGGCTTATCAATGGCGACCGTGAGCAAGACTACGGCACGCCGCAAGAGTCATTCGGCTGCATTGCAGATATGTGGACGGCCTACCTTGGACACCCCGTCACCGCAGCAGATGCTTGTCACATGATGGCGCTGCTTAAGATTGCACGCCTGCGCAACGGCCCGCACCGTGACAGCAATGTGGACGGCGCGGGTTATATGGCCTTGGGCGCTGAAATGAGTGAGGGGGGATAGCATGAACAATTGGGATAAACGGTTCCTTAACTTGGCCGCGCACGTTGCCGACTGGTCAAAAGACCCTAGCACGCAAGTTGGTTGCGTAATTGTCAACGATAAGCGAGTTGTTGTTGGCTTGGGATACAACGGATTCCCGCGCGGCGTAGAGGACACGCCAGAACGCTTAAACGACAGGCCAACTAAATACCTCATGGTCCAACACGCAGAAGTAAACGCAATTCTAAACGGATCAGGCGCAACGCAAGGGGCAACGGCTTACGTTACACACGCGCCATGTGCTAATTGCACAGGCGTTCTAATCCAAGCGGGCATTGCGCGGATCGTGACAAACGAAACGCCAGTCGGTCTTGCTGAAAGGTTTGCGGCATCATTTAATGCGTCGCTGGAAATGCTTAATGATGCGAATGTCGATTTGTGCGTAAAGCCAAAGGAAACCCCATGCGCCTAGTTATCCTAGAAAGCCCCTTTGCGGGCGACGAACAGGCAAACATCGACTACGCGCGCCTGTGCGTTCGTGACAGCCTAATGAGGGGGGAGGCACCGATTGCGTCTCATTTGCTTTACACGCAACCGACAATTTTAGACGATAGCGTGCCAGAGGAACGGCGAATGGGCATTGCCGCAGGTTTGGCTTGGGGTGACGCTGGGTCATTTGCCACTGTTGTCTACACTGATCGCGGAACTTCAAATGGCATGAGGATGGGGATACTGCGCGCCAATGCCGCCGGACGCCTCATAGAATACCGCTCAATCGAAAAGCCTTAACAATCAAACCCATGCGTGATAAGCATAGCAAACGCAAGCCGATTGCCTTTCTTTTTGCAAATGCAACCGCAGCAGCTTGCCACCTTGGAAGGGATAATCCATGGCCGCCGAACGTATGTCAGACGAATTATTGATTGAAACCCTTAACGCACTAGACCGAAACGACGGCAACCAAGCAGCAGCCGCAAGAGAAACGGGCGTTGTCTACAACACATTTAAAAGCCGCGTTTATGCCGCCCGCGACCGTGGCCTGCACCTGTCCGAAGGCGCGCGCAACAGCATGAACCTGTCAGGGCTTGGCGGCGCTGAAATCAAGGGCGGCTGGATTGGCGTTTTTAACGACGCTGGCGAAAAGATTGGCAACAACCGCTGGTCCGCCCCAGCCAGCCAAGAGGAAACCGACCAATTCCTTAACACGATACGCGGCGCGATTGACGACCAGAAAAACATGGACGTGCCAGAATACGAAATACGCGAACCGCCTGACGGCGAATACTTGCTTGTCATTGATCTGGCGGACGTTCATATCGGCAAGCTGTGTGTGGCGTCGGAAACGTCTTATATTTACAGCCGCGAAATTGCCGTGCAGCGCATGGTTGAAGGCACCCGCGAATTAATCCGCAAGGCGTCGGGCATGGGAATCGGGCGCATCCTGTTCGTTCTCGGCAATGACATCCTGCACGTTGACAATGCGCGTTCAAGCACGACAAGCGGAACGGGCCAAGACACGCACGGAACGATCCATCAGATGTATAGGGACGCGTTTGCGGGGT